AATTTATAATTATCTGTGTATGGAATATAGATAGGAAACTCTGCACCTGTTTCAAACAATGCACCAAGATCTGTTGTGATACAATACAAACCAGCTGCCATACATTCCAATAAAGATATACAAGATGTTTCTTCAAACGTGCTTGGATATACATACATTCTATAGTTTTTTAGATTCTCTCTAATATAGTGATTTGGTTTATATCCAATATAATTTACATTTGGTATTGCTTCTGCTTGTTCATATAGAGTTTGATAATATTTATCATTCTGTTCGTAAAAATCTTTTCCATATACTTCTGTAGAAGAATATACATCTAATGTAATCCATGGGTTCTTTACTAATTGCATTGCACCTAACAAAACATTGAGTCCTCTCCATGGTGTGTTTTGATGTATAATTCTAATCGCTTTTCCTTTTTCGTATGTTGTTTGTATAGGTTCAATTTTCTCTATACCATTTTTTATAACAACGCATTTCTCTGTAGGTAATTTAAAATACGTTCTATATTTTTCATAAGTCCAGTGACTATTAAATACATACCAATCATATTTAAAGTGATTAGATTGATCTTCAAACCATGGTGCAAGATTTGGTTGATCATAAGAATTTTTTTGCCAAAGTATGTTTACTTTGGTTGGATGTAGTGGAATCTTCTCAGGTATTGATGTACATATTTGTACCTGATTTAATATTGCAGGATCTACGTGTTTACGTAAAAACTCAAACTGTAATTCTGTGCCACCTTTAGGTGTTTGATTTCTTATCATCATTTTTCTGATTCATTACTTTCTGAAATACTTGAAGACCTTTATTGGTAACTTGTACAGTTACGTCTTGAACAATATTATCTCCTTCTTTCTTATCTTTAAATGTTTCACCTGTCATAGTATTACGCCAAGTAACTATTGTTGTACATTCTATTTTAGGTAAGTCATCATGAGTATGAGGAAGATCTCCTCCTTCATGAGAATGAGTAACACCATTATCGTGAGTATGTTCTAGTTTATCTTTATCCATTTTCTTGAGATCTATCTATCAGAAGATAACTAATTTGTCCAGTGATCTCGTTGGCTGCGTCTGCTTGCATTTTTAGTGCATCTCCACCCTCTAGGTTAATTACGTTTTCAACTAAATTTACTGTAGCCTTATTTATTGTAACATGAGCTATTTGCACATTGGAACCACCTGATTTTTTTATATAAAGATCTGTATCAACATTACTAGCTGTATCATGCACTGCTTGTACAGATTTAACAATTGCAATTGCAGATGTTCCAATTGATAACACAGTTGTTAAGTTAGTATCTCCTAAATCAAACGTAGTGCTTTTAAAAAAATTAGCCACTTAGAAACCACTCCTTTGCGTCCTCTTCGTTTTTTAAATCTTGTTGAAAAGAAAAATTTAGTTCACTTTTAATAGTATCAATTGCTTGTAAAATCTGTCTTTGGTTTTCGACATCATATTCTTGTTTAGGTTCAGGTATGTATGAAGTTATTCTGGCCATTACGATCCTTGTACATCTAATAAATACTCTTCTAATGTTTGCTCTGGTGTAGATAAAGAATTAATTCCTGTATAATCGTTTAAGTTTTTTCGTTTAATAGTATTGAAATCACCAAACTGTTCTTCAAACATTTCGTCTGTTAAATAATCTCCTACGCCAGGTGTATCACCATAAGTAATTCTTTTTCTTGGAGCTTTAAATTTATTTGCACCAGGATAATTAGTTCCTGTTGCTGCTGTTACAAATCCAGTTGCTGGTGATGCTTTAGTTGATAACATTAATTCATTATCAAGATCATTATAGTAATCTGGATTAACACTAGGATCCATTGTACCTTCATATACTCTAGTGTTTATACCACTCATATCATATGTTGGTTGATCATAAGTTTTACCTAAACCAAATCTTTGTCCAAGACTTCTAACTATGTTTCCTAAAAATCCACCACCTGTGAAGAAATCCATAATACCACCACCTCTTGTTTTTCTAAAAGCTCTTGGATTAGATAGTTTAGCTAATCTTAATTCTTCAGGAGATACTGTATTTCTACTATCAAAAAAACCTGGATTAACTCTTTGACCACCTCCTGACGCAATAAATTGATTTCTATAGTCTTGCACGTCTCTATACGATGCACCCTCTGCTATTGTATCTGTTGTATTTCTTCCGCTTTCTGCAGCACTTGTCGCTGCACCAGACATACCGGTATCTTTAGTTGTGTCATCAGAATCAAACGATCCATAACCATCTAAACTCATGATACCTGATGGTCCTCTGTTGACACCATTTTTTAGTGAACCATGTAAATCTTTTTTAACAAGTAAATCTTTTTCTGCTTTTGTAATATATGCTAATTCTGTTTCTGGGCTATCTGGACTGGATTTCCATTTTACAGGAGCAGTAACTTCTTTTTGCTTGCCAAGATAGTTTTTTGCACCACCTTGTACTTCATAGCTAATTCTCTTATCTACAGTCATTATCTTCTACCATCTGGTTTTATATCGACACGCATTGTGCCATAACGCCATGTCTCTCCTACAGCGTCGTTTTCTATTTTTAATGCTACAAGTCTTCCTCTTGCACGTGTGTCTACTTTATCAGTAGAAGACGTGATTGTAAAGGGACCTAGTGATGAACTGGATGCTGTATTGTTCGGATAGTCATTCAATAACAATGTAATCTTTGAGTTACCTGTAAGAACTTTAAAGTCTGGTATAAATCTTTTGACAGACATAAAAAACTCACCATCACCTCTAAGATCAGCAAGACCGGTTGTGCCTCCTAATGCGCTACGTCTAGCAGATATATCATAGTCTCCAGATTTAATAAACGCAGCGATAGCTGTTGTACCAGAACTATTTACTTGATCGGTTCCAGTTTCATGAGCATAGTAAGTTGATGCTCCAAATCTATTTGTAATACCTTGAATTTCAAAATTAGGTAAAGCAGAATCATCATATTCAGTTGCGTATGGTACATCAAAAATACCTGAATCAATATAACTCGTTCTCGCTAATGATCCTGTGGTCCAAACTTGTTCTCCGTAATTATATGTAACAACTCTATCTATTTGATCTGATCCTGATTTTGGATAGAACCAATTTATTTCACCATAAAGTGTATTGTGCTCTGCAAAAACTACATCGCTTGAATTAAAATTAAGTCCTAAATTATCACCATCAGTAGTAAATACAAAATCTTCTACAAGGCAAGGTATTGATTTAACTGTACCATCATATGCAAAGAATCCACCTTCGCCTGACATCCAAAATACAACACCATCAGAATAACTCAAAGCATGTTGACCAATCAGTCCACAGTTTGTACCAACTTGTTTTACAGAAAAAGTAAATGGTGGACCAACGAATTGAATTACGTATGCTGAAGTATCTGTTAAAACTAAAGTATAATCTTTACCTGATACAGCACCTACAATTTTATTTCCTTTGTCTAATCTAAAACTACCTGCAGTATTAACTGCGGTTGGTGCATACGTATTTAAATCTTCTTGATTTGAAAATCTTATAAATAAAGGATCAACCGTTGATGTATCTCCTATCGTTGTTTCAGTTCCAAAATGAAACAAGTGTCTATCTCTATCTGAAACTTGTGTTAATCTAGATGACGTTGGATTGTTTGTTGTTTGAAAATTTGTAGTTGTTGTTGACGCTCTAATTGTTCTTGCACTTGTAGCTCCTGCATTCCATGTAAATGTTTTACCACCTTTAATAGTTGCAACCAATACCTCTCCAAAATTATCAAGACTCCAGCTCCCTGGTTCTAAAATTACATCACTAGTTGATCTTTCTGTGCCCCACGTTGATGTGCTCCAAGTATCTGTACCCCAACCATAACCTGCGGTTTGAAACGTTGGGCCAACTTCAACATATGGATTAACTGTTGCAGATCCTGCAGCCGACATTCCTGTTCCGGATTCAGTAGAAGGCATTGTAATTGTAAAACTATTTGTGGATGAAGTAACGATTTCAAAAGTAGGACCTACAAAATCAGTTGTTGCATATCCTGTGGCACCGCCTCCAGGTAATGTCACAGAAGTAAATGTAAAATATCGTCCAGCAGTCAAACCATGATTTGTTTTATTGATAGTAACAGTTGCTGATCCAGTTGTAGATGTGAATGTAAATCCAGTGATAGCTGTATCTAATGGTGAGATATCATAGAAATCATTTCCATAATATAAAAACAAACCTTGTGATGTTCCTATAGCCACATATTTTTCACCTACTATACTCGTCCAGGCATGTTGAGCACGTGCCGCTCCAGGTAAAGTTAAACTAGATGCAGTTAGCTGGTTCCAGCCACCTATTTTTTCAGGTAAACCATATCTAAATCTAACATTGTCGCCATCAACCCATTGAGATTCAGCTCCTGAGTCTGTGACCATTTTATTGAAACCTGGCTTGAAATTTAATTTTTGTAGCATATAAATTGTTATATAATAATAATTAAAATTATGAAAGAGACATATTAATGGAAAAAACCGTAAATATCACCAATTTTATTGGCGTATATGATAACTACATTACAAAAGAAGAATGCAATAAAGCGATAGAATTATACGAACAAGAAAACGAATTTAATAATACAATAAATAGAATAGGTTTTGAAGACTCTTCTATATTAAATAAACAAGACCAACAATTTTTTGCTACATCTCAAAATATAAAAGTATGGTGGGAACGTTTGAAATCAACAATGATAAATTATGACATAGCGTGGAATCATTATCTTAAACACACAGGCGCGAACGGTGCATACAACGATAATAGGTTTTATTTTACAGATTTAAAAATACAAAAAACTTTACCTACAGAAGGTTATCATGTTTGGCATATTGAACACGGTAAAGGATACGCTAATGAACCTAGAGCTTTTGTTTTTTCTATATATTTAAATGATGTTAAAGAAGGAGGAGAAACTGAGTTTCTACATTTCTCTAAAAGAGTTCAACCAAAAGCAGGTAGAATAGTTATTTGGCCTGCAGGTTTTCCATACTTACATAGAGGCAATCCACCATTATCTGGTGAAAAATATATATTAACTTCTTGGATGTTATTGAGATAATTAAACTGCTGTAGAAGAGTAAGAAGTAGGTCTTGCACCTTTTTCAGATTCATCTCTTCCATCAACGTCCCAATCAGCTTGTAGTTTTGCTAAATGAGCAGCATCAAATCTAGTAATAAATTCGTTAAAATCTCCTAAGTTAGCATCAGCATAAGTGCTGTGAGGAGTAGTATCTCTATACTCTACTTCATCAGAAGCAACACTCGTTCCATATTGAATAGCCCAAATGTTATTAAATTTAGATTGATTCCAAAAAGAGTCATCATTTATTTGATGCCCAATTGGAGAATTTGCCATATCATCAGTTTTTTTAACAACGACTTTATCATCAAATATTACTGACCATGTTCCTCTAGATGCCATTTTTTCTCCTACGTTTTAATTATATAAATTAATGTTAAATATGGTTGTATAACTGAAGTCGAGTCTCCAGTAAAAGACGCACTCAAATTGTGAGAGTGTCCATCACCAGATCCTGTGTTACCTGTACTACCATTAATTGCTTCTGTTTTACCACTACCCGGACTTGCTTGAGGTCCTCTTACCGCTGTTCCGTGAGAGTGAGATGCAAGTTGTGATGTTGTAATAGATGCGTTTGCTGTTGCACCGCCAATATTTCCAGTTGATTGAACTGTGTTCGCTCCACCAGTTGATGCTAAAGCTTTAGTTCCTGATTTACCCATTGCAACGTTGTCTTGCAAGTCAGGTACATTAAAAGTAGATGAACCATCTCCAGCTCCGTAAGTCGTGCTTATGATTGCAAACAGTGCAGAGTAAGTCGTTCTTGAAACAGCTGCACCATTACATTCTAAGAAACCTGATGGTACTGAAGCAGAAGTCCACGGCACAATAGTTGCTGTAGGAATTCCTTCGATACCTGTAAGGTTTGCTCCATCGAAATTGTATTTTGTAGCTTCGTAATTTGACATATTATTTCTCCGTGTAAGTCCATCCTGTTGTAGCATCACCTGAATATACTAACTCAAGTGCAGCACCTTGTGTATTAACAACAAGGTCAGATGCATCATTAGCTATATTAGAGCTATTTCTTCCAATAGTCAATGCGTTACTATTAAAATCATAACCCTGATCTACAAATGATACTGTATCTCCTGTAGCTGGTGATGCAGGAAGCGTGATTGTAAATGCCCCACCATTTGTATTAGCTAAAATTTGTGCACCAGCTTGAACTGTTTCAGCAGCTGTAATCACTCTCCAATTTCTTTGTTCAGAAAGTTTTACAATATTTGTTCCATCAGAATATAATACATAATTATTTCCTTCACATAAAAGAACACCTGTACCTGATGATGTTTTGAAAGTTAAAGTGTTACCTGCATGGTCACATGCGTTTTGCACGTGATAAACTTTTTCAATTGAATCTGGAATAGATACTGTTCTATTAGCTGCTAACGTTCCTGTTAATTTAATAACATCATTTTTACCATTGGATAAAGCACCATTAGTAAAAGTTAAAGATCTGTTAGCGTTAGTTAAGTTAAAAGTTGTGAAACCACCGATTGCTTGTTCTAAAATTAATAAGTTTGTATTTGTAATCTGTCCCCAAGTTCCTGAGTTTTCACCAGTTGCTTGAACTGTTAATTTTAAATTAGCTGATGTTGAATTTGCCATAATTTAAATTCCTTAATTGTCGTTAATTTACTAAAAAATTGAGTTCGTGTCAAACTCATTATGCAGCCCTTGTTGGTACTTCTACCCAACCCGGTGGATCTATTGGAGCTGAACCGGTATTTACTTCATTCCAAATCAAAGCATTAGCAGAATTCAATGACATAGTCAAGGCAATTCCTGTTGGTGTAACATTAGCATTACCAACTACATTTTCTTCACTTAAAGTAGCCGTCATTGCTATTCCAGTAACATCTACCGGTGTATTTAGATCAATTGTTTCTTGACCTAAAGCAGCTGTCATTGCTATTCCAGTGACACTGTCTACGTCTGCTCCAGCAGTAACAGTTCCTAAACCAAGAGCCGCAGAGAATCCAATACCCGTAACCATTGCATCAGGACCAGGATCTACTGTTCCTTCATCAGAAGTCATAGCTAATGTTTCTACAGGTTGATTACCCCATTTACCAAATCCCCACGTAGATGAACCCCAGTAAGATGCTATACTAGTAGATATTTCTGCAATAGTATTTGCATCTCCTACTGCTGTCCCTAAATTTGCGGTAGCCTGTATTCCTGTAGGTACTACAATTTCTGGATCATAACTTAAAGTCATGGTCATTGGAAGACCAGTTGGTTCAGCTACAAAAGAAGCGAATGCCTCTACACTTCCTAAAGAAGCCGACATAGCTATTCCAGTTACACTAGTATTACCTGTTATACTAAGTGATGGTGTTCCTAAATTTGCTGTAGCTTGTATTCCTGTGAGAGGAACAATTAATCCTGATTGACCCCAGGTCTCAGTTCCCCATGTATCTGAGCCCCATCCTATATTTATTTGTGCATCAACGGTTACTGAATTTAAAGTTGAAGTTAATTGTTGACCAGTTAATTCTACATCTCCTAATATACCCCAACCGTTTTCACCCCAAGTTAATCTACCCCAACCGGAATTAATTTCACCGACTGTAGTTTCATCACCTAAAGTTGCAGATATAGAAATCCCTGTAACGGAAGGACTAGAATTACCTAAATCATTCCATTGATTAAAGCCCCAAGTCTGTGAACCCCAGGTATTGGCCATAGGAAGTTACCTCCTATGTATTACCCAGAAATTCTTAGAATTGCTGCTGCTGTTGTAAATGCTGGAAACTGTATTGTGAAAGTTCCTGATGTAGCTGTTTTATCTGCCCCAAAATCTAAAACCGCAACAGCTGCATTAGTAGTTGCAGATGAAGTGTTATAGATTAAAGCTCCTCTAGCAGTCAACGTTACACCAGTGAATGATCTGTCAGCGAAGTCTACGATCGCAACACCTTTACCAGATCCTGAACCGATTGAAGTTCCGCCGTTAACCAATGCACCACCACCTGCTGTGTACTGACCAGAGT